GTCGTCTTTAGTTGCATCATATGTTATAAATGTTCCAAGTGGATTTACTGGTGCAACTATGCCAGAAGGCATATACGGTGGTTTATGTGCATCAGCAACAGGTGGAACAATTTATGTATCAATTGGAGCTACTTATACGGGCCAGTTAACACCAAATTCTACACCAAAGTATGATATACAGTTAATCGAACCAATAGGAAATACAGTTACCACAATTTTGAGAGGAACTATAGAAGTTCTAGATGAGGTTACAAGACTATAATGCCAGACGTTACTGTGAGTAATGATGGTCCATACCCACAAATTAATGTTCAGATTGTTCCAGAAAAACCATCATTTACAGCCAACACAACTGTTAACCAACTAACTGTAGAAAATACAGGCGACTATCCCTCTTTAAATTTAAATACTGGAACTCAGTATCCAAGTTTAACAATTCTTCCACCCAGAGAAATTATTTTGGGTGGCGGTGGGGGTGGTGGTGCGGCTGGTAGAGATGGTGCTCAGGGAACTCAGGGAACTCAGGGAACTCAAGGTCTTCAAGGAATACAAGGACCCAGAGGATTTCAGGGTGCTGCAGGAGATAAATATAAAACAAAATCTGGAACATCCCTTACTGTAGGAAGTCTGACATCAGTAACTATGACTGTTTCTGATGGTGATCTTGCATATAGCCCCAAACAAGAAGTTATAGTTGTAAGTGAAAGCAATACTGGTGTTTATTTTAATGCAATTGTAACATATTATAATGCTTATACTTTAATTTTATCAGTTATAAGTCAAGTTGGAAGTGGAACACACACAGCTTGGGTTATTAATTTAACTGGTATACAGGGACCAGAAGGAAACACTGGTGCTACGGGTGCTGTAGGAAATACAGGTAATACTGGAAATACAGGACAACAGGGAAATACTGGAGCAACAGGAACATTTGTTATAAATGAACCGCTATTTGATGCAAATACAGGAATAACAAAATCTTCAAATTTTGTTAATGGAACGAGTGGTCTAGCAAGAAAATTGGTATTCTTAGCTCAAGATGGAAGTTTAACTTTTGATTATATAAGAAACTATGATGTATTTAATCCAGCAGATTTAACATTTGCAATTTCAAGTTTTACTACAACAATTCCTTCTAATAACTTGATTGGTTCTGGAAACTTTAGTTTAAATACAAGAACCGCAACAATTGCATATACAGCTGTTAGCGTTCCTACTGGATTAACTTTATCTATATCGTCGGGATTTGGTTTCCCGATTACCGTTAATTCACCTTACACTTCTTATGCATTTTCCAGTGCTGCTGGAGTCACATATACAAGTCCACCACAAACAATAACATTAACAGCAACAGCTAGAAACGGATCTGGATCTAGTTCAGTTGCTACAACAACATTTAGTTTTATAAACAATATTTACTATGGTGTCTCAAGTTTAACGTCTTTAACTTCTCCTGACGTAATAGCTTTAACCTCAGTTCTACAAAATTCTAAATCTTATACTTTTACTATTACTTCTGGGGTTGGCCAGTATGTTTACTATGCCTATCCCTCAAGGCTGGGGACAGCAACGTTTACTGTTGGGGGTTTTGCAGGTGGTTTTGAGCCACCTGTAACTTTAAGTGTAACAAATTCAAATGGTTATGCAGAAAACTACTACATATATAGGAGTACAAACGCTAACTTGGGAACAAGAAACGTGGTTGTAACATAATTTAATTTTTCTTAAAAATGCCAATAGAACTTATTGACATAATCAAACAGGCAAATCGCGCTGCAAACATAAGCGGAGCAGACTTCTTTTATCTGCTAGATTCTGTTGATATTGATTTTAAAATTGATGGTATACAGACAGACAATACTTTAGTTCCAGAACTAGTTAAAAATAAAAAATATCTTATTAAAAATGCATCAAATTTGCATGCATCATTTGGAACTATAACTGGGCTCCAAAATAATGATATCGTATTTTATAATTCAATTACACCGGGATTTGAGCTTTTTGTTGATGTAAGTAATTCTTTAACTCGTGGTGGCCAAATTGTTTATAATAAACCGGAAGGCCAGCTCTATTATTATGATGGAACAACCGGGAGCCAGCAATGGAAAGTTGTTGGGGTTGGAAGTGGAACTACGGGTGCTACCGGGGCTACGGGTGCAACGGGACCTGTAGGAAATACGGGAGACTCTTTAACATCGGTTTCAATAGTTGGTAATGAATTATTTTATGAAATAACAAGAGCAAATGGAACAGTATATACTGCTTCTGCTGGTGTTTTGCCTCCGGGACCAACAGGTGCACAAGGAGTTCAGGGTGTTCAGGGATATAGAGGCCATACTGGTTCTGTTGGTCCCGTGGGTTATGATGGTCGTAGAGGTGCACAGGGAACTCAGGGTGTACAAGGAATTCAAGGTCTTTTTGGCATACAAGGTTTCCAAGGAATTCAGGGTTTAGTTGGTTCACAGGGAATCCAGGGTATCCAAGGAATTTTGGGCTCTCAGGGTATTCAGGGTATTCAGGGCATTCAAGGATCGCAGGGAATTCAGGGTATTGGTGGAGCGCAGGGTATACAGGGAATACAGTCCCCACAAGGATTGCAAGGTTTACAAGGACTTGCTGGATCTCAGGGAACTCAAGGTCTTCAAGGAAACAGAGGCACAACAGGTTCTGTTGGACCTGTGGGTTATGATGGTCGCCGTGGTGCGCAAGGTATCCAAGGAACTCAAGGAGTACAAGGAAGACAAGGGCTTCAAGGGTCTCAAGGTGTTCAGGGAATTCAGGGAGCAAAAGGTGATCCGGGATCAGGTAGTTCTGCTGGATACCACACAGGTTTAGTATATCAATATGACGAAGCAATTGGAAGTCTAGATTATCCGCAGCCCGGTGAATTTCAATTTAACATATGCGGAGGCCAACTTCCAGGATTCCCAACATCACCCACTCCTTGTGCATATAATGATTACACACAAGTAACTTTACTTTTTATTCATAGTAAAGATTATCAAACAATTGGAATTTCTGGTTATATAGAAACTTGGTGGGGATCACCAAAAGATGTAAAAGGTTACATCTACATTAAAGATAGAACTTTTACCACACCAGATTATAATCTTGTTTTTGAGGTGTATGATCAGGGAACTGGAACATACTACGAGTATAATAGTGCAAATGATTATTTTGCAATTCCAATTCGTTATGTTGGTGGTTCAGCATTCCCCACAGATGGAAATCTTTATTCTATAAATTTTTATCCAACAGGATTTAGTGGTTTTACTGGTGGTGGTGGATCGGGGACACAGGGTTTACAAGGAACACAAGGATTACAAGGAAATCAAGGAATACAAGGACTCCAAGGAAGACAAGGGGTTCAAGGTATTCAAGGAATATTTGGAACAAGAGGAAATACTGGATCCGTAGGTCCTGTGGGTTACGATGGTCGCCGTGGTGCTCAAGGTGTACAAGGTATTCAGGGAATGTTTGGTGTTCAGGGTATTCAAGGCATTCAGGGTGTACAGGGAACCCCGGGACAAGCTGCAGCACAAGGAATACAAGGTATTCAGGGCATTCTTGGTATTCAAGGTTTGCAGGGTATCCAAGGAATTCAAGGTCTTCAAGGAATTCAAGGAATACAGGGAATACAGGGAACTCAGGGTCTTCTTGGAATCCAAGGAATCCAAGGTATTCAAGGTATAATTGGACCACAGGGTACGCAGGGTGTTCAAGGTTCTCAAGGTTTACTTGGTACACAGGGTACACAGGGTATACAGGGAATACAGGGAGTCCAAGGAATACAAGGATACAAGGGAACTACAGGTTCAGTTGGTCCTGTAGGATATGATGGTCGTCGTGGTGCTCAAGGTGTACAAGGTATTCAGGGAATGTTTGGTGTTCAGGGTATCCAAGGTATCCAAGGTCCACAAGGAACTCCAGGACAAGCTGCGGCGCAAGGAATTCAAGGACTTCAGGGAATTCAAGGATTGCTTGGTGTTCAAGGCATTCAAGGTATTCAAGGAATACAGGGAACACAAGGAAGACAAGGAATCCAAGGAATTCAAGGAAACCAGGGATCCCAGGGAATCCAAGGAATTCAAGGAAATCAGGGTGCACAGGGCATCCAAGGAATTCTTGGTACTCAAGGTATTCAAGGTTTGTTTGGTCCTCAAGGAACACAGGGTGTTCAAGGAATAGAGGGTAACCGTGGCACAACAGGTTCAGTTGGTCCTGTAGGCTATGATGGTCGTAGAGGTCTACAGGGGGCACAAGGAGTTCAGGGGTTACAAGGAACTTCTGGAACAGGAACACAAGGAATTCAGGGAATTCAAGGAATTCAGGGAATTCAAGGAATTATTGGTTCACAGGGAATACAGGGAATTCGTGGCAATGATGGTCTACAGGGATTACAGGGAATTCAAGGTTCTCAAGGAATTACTGGTTCTCAAGGAATTCAAGGTATTTTTGGTATACAAGGTTTCCAAGGAATTCAAGGTTTAGTTGGTTCTCAGGGCATTCAAGGTATACAAGGTATACTTGGTACAAGAGGAAATACTGGTTCCGTAGGTCCTGTGGGTTACGATGGTCGCCGTGGTGCTCAGGGTATACAGGGTTTACAGGGCATACAGGGCCGTCAAGGAATTCAGGGTATTCAAGGAAATCAAGGTTCACAGGGTATTCAAGGTATTCAGGGAACAACTGGTACCCAAGGTCTCCAAGGTATTGCTGGTTCGCAAGGAATCCAAGGTTTGCAAGGAAACCAAGGAACACAGGGTATACAAGGAATTGAAGGATTGCGTGGTTCCCAAGGCTTGCAGGGATTACAAGGAATTCAAGGAACACAAGGTCTTCAAGGTCCAAAGGGAGATTCTAGCTCAGGTTCCTCTGGTTATAATACTGGTCTTCTATTTCAATATGAAGATCCAGCATTAATAATAAACCCTGGAAAATTCCAGTTTAACAACTGCGGATATCAATTACCTGGACCAGCAACTGGATTGTGCCCACTCGGTGGTTCTGTAAATCCAGATGATCCATCTTTAATATTCATTCATAGCAGAGATGCAGATGCAATTGGATTGTCTGGTTATTTGAAGACTTGGTGGGGATCGCCAGACGATGTTAAGGGTTATCTTTACATAAGAGAAAGAAAATTTGATACAGATAATTACATTCTTGCATATGAATTTTATGATGCAGACCCATCAAGTGGAGTTTATTATGAATATAATTCTACAGATGATTATTTTGCATTCCCAATCCGTTTTGTAGCGGGAACAGCATTACCTACAGCTGGTATAACATATACACTAAATTTTTATCCTACTGGATTTAGTGGTGCAACATCTGGTGGTATACAGGGAATTCAAGGAATTCAAGGATTTGATGGTGCACAGGGAATACAAGGCACTCAAGGAATCCAAGGTCGTCAAGGCATTCAAGGTATTCTTGGAATACAAGGTATACAAGGAATTCAAGGAATCCAAGGTCGTCAAGGAATTCAAGGTATACAAGGAATTCTAGGTATTCAAGGAATACAGGGAAATCAAGGTAGTCAGGGAATCCAAGGTATTCAAGGAACCCAAGGTATTCTAGGAAATAGAGGAACAACTGGGTCTGTTGGTCCTGTTGGTTATGATGGTCGTAGAGGATTGCAAGGAACACAAGGTTTACAAGGAATTCAAGGAATTCAAGGAAACCAGGGCTCACAAGGTATTCAAGGTATTCTGGGCTCACAAGGTTTACAAGGAATTCAAGGAAACCAAGGTTCGCAGGGTATTCAGGGAATTCAAGGAAACCAAGGATCACAAGGCGTTCAAGGAATCCAAGGAATTAAAGGTGATAATGGGACTCAGGGTATTCAAGGAGTCCAAGGTTTAGCTGGAACTGGAGCCCAAGGTCTTCAGGGAATTCGTGGTAATGATGGCTCTCAAGGTTTGCAGGGTATCCGTGGTAATGATGGTTCTCAGGGTTTACAAGGAATTCAAGGTCGCCAAGGAATTCAAGGAATCCAAAGCCCACAGGGTATTCAAGGTATACAGGGTTTCCAAGGGTCACAAGGAATTCAAGGAATTCGTGGAAGTGACGGAACTCAGGGTGTACAAGGTATACAGGGAATTCGTGGAAATGATGGTTCTCAGGGAATTCAAGGAATACAAGGAACTATTGGTTCTCAGGGCATCCAAGGAATTCAAGGTTTCCAAGGTGCACAGGGCATCCAAGGAATTCAAGGAACTATTGGTTCACAAGGAATTCAAGGTATTGTAGGAAGTCGTGGAACAACAGGTTCTGTTGGTCCTGTAGGATACGATGGAAGAAGAGGTCTCCAAGGTCTTCAGGGGTTGCAGGGGGCACAGGGTAGACAAGGAATTCAAGGAATTATTGGTTCTCAGGGAACTCAGGGTTTACAGGGAATTCAAAGCCCTCAAGGAACTCAAGGTATACAAGGTATCGCTGGTTCTCAGGGAACTCAAGGTCTCCAAGGAATTATTGGCTCTCAAGGAACTCAAGGTCTCCAAGGAATTATTGGCTCTCAGGGAACTCAAGGTGTTCAAGGCATCATTGGCTCTCAGGGAATTCAGGGCACGCAGGGTATACAGGGAATCCAAGGAAATAGAGGAACAACTGGTTCTGTGGGTCCTGTTGGTTATGATGGTCGTAGAGGTTTACAAGGTATACAAGGAATTATTGGAAGCCAGGGAATACAAGGCATTCAGGGTATCCAGGGTCGTCAGGGTACGCAGGGTCTCCAAGGTATACAAAGTCCCCAAGGAACACAAGGTATCCAGGGTGTAGCTGGCTCTCAGGGAACTCAAGGTCTCCAAGGAATTATTGGTTCTCAGGGAACTCAAGGTTTACAGGGAATTCAAAGTCCTCAAGGAACCCAAGGTATTCAAGGTATTGCTGGGGCCCAGGGATCCCAAGGCATCCAAGGAATCCAAGGAATTCAGAGTCCCCAAGGGATACAGGGCATCCAAGGTATTCAGGGTCGTCAAGGAACCCAAGGTCTTCAAGGAATTATTGGTTCTCAGGGAACACAAGGTATCCAAGGTATTATTGGTTCTCAGGGAACACAGGGAATTCAAGGTATTCAGAGTCCCCAAGGAACCCAAGGTCTACAAGGAATTATTGGTTCTCAAGGAACACAGGGAATTCAAGGAATTATTGGTTCGCAGGGAACTCAAGGTCTACAAGGAATTATTGGTTCTCAAGGAACGCAGGGAATTCAAGGGATTATTGGTTCTCAGGGAATACAAGGTATCCAAGGAATACTTGGCGCAAGAGGTACAACAGGTTCAGTTGGTCCTGTAGGATATGATGGTCGTCGTGGTTTGCAGGGAATTCAAGGTATCCAAGGCCGTCAAGGTATTCAGGGTATCCAAGGAAATAATGGTGCTCAAGGTATTCAAGGAATTCAAGGGACAACCGGAACACAGGGTCTACAGGGAATCCAAGGAAATAGTGGTGCTCAAGGTATTCAAGGTATCCAGGGAATTAGAGGCACTGACGGAACTCAGGGCATCCAAGGAATACAAGGTCTAGTTGGAATTGGAACTCAGGGTATTCAGGGAACCCAAGGAATTATTGGTTCTCAAGGTGTTCAGGGAATACAGGGAAATCGTGGGATTACTGGATCTGTAGGACCAGTTGGCTATGATGGCCGTAGAGGTCTCCAAGGTATTCAAGGAATTATTGGTTCGCAGGGAATTCAAGGAATTGTTGGATCACAAGGAATTCAAGGTATACAGGGAATTCGCGGTTTCCAAGGAATACAGGGCATCCAAGGATTCCAAGGTTCACAGGGTATTCAAGGTATTCAAGGTACTGTTGGTTCTCAAGGAATACAGGGCATACAAGGATTCCAAGGTTCACAGGGCATTCAAGGTATTCAAGGTACTGTTGGTTCTCAAGGAATTCAAGGAATACAAGGAATTCAAAGTCCACAAGGAATACAAGGCATTCAAGGCACTATTGGTTCTCAAGGAATCCAAGGTATTCGTGGAAACACAGGATCACAAGGTGTCCAAGGTATTGTTGGCTCTCAAGGAATACAAGGCATTCAAGGTAGTGTTGGTTCTCAAGGAATACAAGGTATTCAAGGAACTTCTGGTTCTCAAGGAATACAAGGTATCCAAGGTAGTGTTGGTTCTCAGGGAATACAGGGAATTCAAGGGATTCAAAGCCCGCAAGGAACGCAGGGCATCCAAGGATTCCAAGGTTCGCAAGGAATTCAAGGAACTATTGGTTCACAAGGAATTCAAGGAATTCAAGGAAATCGTGGTACAACAGGTTCAGTTGGTCCTGTAGGATATGACGGTCGTAGAGGTCTCCAAGGTATTCAGGGAATTCAAGGAATTCAAGGTCGCCAAGGAATTCAGGGAATTCAAGGTCAACAGGGGCAGCAGGGAATCCAAGGAATCCAAGGAACAACGGGAATCCAAGGAATACAAGGTATCCAGGGAACAAATGGTGCTCAGGGTATTCAAGGTATTAAAGGCGATAGTGGAACACAGGGAATACAAGGTATTGCTGGTAGCGGATCACAAGGAATTCAAGGAATACAAGGAACATTTGGTTCTCAAGGTGTTCAAGGAATTCAGGGAAATAGAGGTACCACAGGATCTGTTGGTCCTATTGGTTATGATGGTCGCAGAGGTCTTCAAGGAATTCAGGGAATTCAAGGTCGTCAAGGAATTCAAGGAGTCCAAGGAATTCAAGGTAGACAGGGTTTACAGGGTATTCAAGGACCAAAAGGAAACGATGGATCAGGAGCTGTAATTGGTGCTGGTCAGTATCAAATATTGTATAACGACTCTGGTACAGTTCGTGGTGCAACAGGATTTGAATATAATCCAATTACAAAAGAACTTACTGGAACAACTTCAGACATAGATTTAATAAGAACAGAAACCGCATCAAATAGAAAAGGTATTACATATTGGATTTCTAAGTTTGACCCACAATATTTTGATAATGACTTTGAAGTTGGAACAAAATATTATTCAGATACTCCATCTGGTCACGTTTCAAACCATGTTTACTTAGATGAAAGAACATTGGTTGGTAATAATGGCTTTAGAAGAACTCCAGTAATAACACAAGTTTCTACACATGTGTATGAAATTTTGACTAATAAAACTACTGATTTTGTTATAAATTCTGGATTTACATTAAATTCAAAAGTTATACTGACAGGAGCCAACGATATAGAAAAATATTTTGTTGGTACGCTCACTAGTATTGATGGAAAATTGCAGAGAGAAAGAACGCAAAATGGAAATACTTATAGATCTATATTCATAACAGATGTATATGAATATACAAATAGTTACTCAAGTGGATTTACTGCAGAATTAACTGGTATAACATACAGTAATATTCCTGGAGGCGAAACATTTGTTTATGGTGTGTCTTTTACAACAAGAGATCTTTCAGGAAATAAAGTAAATCCACCACTATGGATGGCTACTGCTGGTCCAACAGCATCGCTTTTCTTGCCTTGGACTTTGGGAGGTCTAGCACCGAACCCACCATTAACAACAAGCTCCAATGTACAACTTTTATTATCAAATACATTTGTATATAATATAGGCACAATACGAGAGTTTACAAACTCTTCCTTTGAAGAAGGAAATTATGATTTCCTTGGTTTTGGTGATCCACCAACAACGCCAGACTTTGTATATGATATAAATGATTTAATAACTCCGGGAATATATACAGTTGCACCAAACGATGAAGGCGCTGCTGCTTTATTTGGTCAACTTTTAGGGGTGTACGGATTTACTTCTGGCAATCCAGACTGGGATAGGGCGAGTTTCTTTGATTTTGATAATGATGGAATTATTACTTCTTCAGATATTGGGTTATATTTAGGGCGGTGGTCTGAATTTGCAACAGACTTTACTGGTGTTAAAAACTGGCCAGGGTCTACAGCTGGATCCGAAACAGTATACGGAACAGTTTATGGAATTATAAATGACTGGTTCACATATTCCAAACTATTCCCAACAACAAATCCAAATTATCTTCCTTATAGAGTTATAAGACAGACAGGATTTGTATTAGATCAAGATATAAGATCAAATAAAGTAACTACAGGATTTACTGCATCTCCAGATCAAAAATGGGTCAGACAGGGATTAATTGAAAGAGATCCAACATCAGGTGTACCGGGTGCAACAATATACTGGTCTAACTGGACTTTAGAACAAGGAAGTGGTTCTGGTACTGGTTCTCAAGGAATACAAGGAACTCAAGGGCTACAAGGAATACTTGGTATTCAAGGAATTCAAGGTATCCAAGGCCGTCAAGGAATCCAAGGAATCCAAGGAATTCAAGGTAGTCAAGGAATCCAAGGTATTCAAGGTATTATTGGTGGTCAGGGAATCCAAGGTATTCAAGGAAACCGTGGTACTACAGGTTCTGTAGGTCCAATCGGTTATGATGGTCGTAGAGGTTTACAAGGCATACAAGGAATTCAGGGTATTCAGGGCCGTCAAGGAATTCAAGGAATTCAAGGTCAGCAAGGGCAACAGGGAATTCAAGGAATTCAAGGAAATCAAGGTTCTCAAGGAATTCAAGGAATTCAAGGAACAAATGGTACTCAAGGTATTCAAGGTATCAAAGGAGATAATGGAACACAGGGTGTTCAGGGAATAATTGGATCTGGTACTCAAGGTATTCAGGGCATACAGGGAATTCAAGGTCGTCAAGGTATCCAAGGTATTCAAGGAAACCGTGGTACTACTGGATCTGTTGGGCCAATCGGTTATGATGGTCGCAGAGGTCTCCAAGGCATTCAAGGCATCCAAGGAATTCAAGGTCGCCAAGGAATTCAAGGAATTCAAGGACAACAAGGAAATCCTGGAACCGGGTCACAGGGATTGCAAGGTATTCAAGGATTCAATGGAAGCCAAGGAATACAAGGAATTCAAGGTTCTATTGGTTCTGGAACACAAGGAATACAAGGAATTCAAGGTCCTTCTGGAACAGGTTCTCAGGGAATTCAAGGAATTAAAGGTGATACAGGCTTACAGGGCATTCAAGGAATTGTTGGTAATAGAGGAAATACAGGTTCCGTAGGTCCGATTGGTTATGATGGTCGAAGAGGACTTCAAGGTGTACAGGGAATTCAAGGCATTCGTGGTGGTACTGGTTCGCAAGGAATTCAAGGTATACAGGGACCTGCAGGCGAAGTTGCTTCTCAGGGAATTCAAGGAATTCAAGGTACGCAAGGAATTCGTGGAACAGATGGTGTCGGTGGGGGTGGAGGTTCCACGTATATTCCAGATCTACGTCCTCTTGGTGTAACTGCAGATATAATTGCAATGAAGAATGGTGGCTGGACTTTGGCAAAAGCCAACACAATATCCACACCACTTCCAAATTTTGTAGCAGTTGGTGCACCGATGAGTATCGGTGGAATAACTTATTGGAATGGTGCCGGAAACCGTTTGCCAATTACATTAGGTGACGGTACGTTCTTGGTATGTAATTCTTCATATCGTGATCTTTATGACTCTATAGCATATCCTGGGGCAGGGGAATCTCAAATTTTTGGTATAGATTATGCGTTTGGTCCCGGACCTATGTTTGAATACTCATTGAGGCAAGGTGTAGGAATAACATATCCATCTGGGACATTTACTATTCTTGCTCAAAATGGCACAAATGTTACCCTTAACTGGAATAATTATGTTGGTTCAAATGCCTTGTCTGGTGCGCAATTAAAATATGTACACCAAGGCTGGGCAATGAAATTAAGCGGAGTGACAAGCGGTGGTTTGGGTGGTGGAGCATTTGGCGGCGGATTGCAACCGAACTAAATAGGAGACAAACTTAATGTTCTTTGGAAAGAACAAAAAAACTCTAAAACTGATAAAGCAACACCCAGAAATGTTGTCGGGTGCTACTTATCATATTATAGAGTCTGCTTCAAATCCAAAGATTGTAAAAATTGGCTCTGGTATCAGCCAGCTTTATTTGCGTGATGAGTATGGTGAAACATATCTTATCGAAGGAAATGCAACAAAAATTAAAGATCATTTTCAGCCAGTTTTGATGTTTGAAAATATCGAAGGTCCGGTATTCAAAGTAAAAAGACCAATTGGTTCGCTTCTTCAAAATTCTTTATTAAAAGAAACAACAGCACTTACCGCAGATGAAAAAATATATGCGGGAAATGGAGTAACTGAACGGTACTTCATAGAAAAGAATACCAATAAAGTTGTCAAATTTATTGGAAACTCTTCACACATTAAAAATTTAATTGAAGAGCAGATTGTACCAAAGCCAAAACCAATTATAGAAAAGCCTGCTGAAAAACCAGTAATCCAAATTGTTGAAAAAACAATAGTCAAAGAAATAATTCCACAAGCAGGATCTCAGGGCATTCAAGGAGAAAAGGGAACTCAAGGTGATGTTGGACCAATTGGGCCCCGAGGCGAGCAAGGAATTCAAGGACCAGTTGGACCAAAGGGAGATAAAGGCGATAGAGGAGAAATTGGTCCACAAGGCGAGCGTGGAACTAAAGGTGAAAAAGGAGAGCCTGGACTAAAAGGAGAGAAAGGTGATAGAGGCGATAAGGGGGATGTTGGAGAAATTGGTCCACAGGGTCCTGTTGGTCCTATCGGAGCACAGGGACCACAAGGTGTTCCAGGAGAACAAGGCGTACCCGGTCAAGATGGAATTCAAGGTGAAGTTGGTCCTGCGGGGCCAGCTGGTCCCCAAGGTCCGCGTGGAGAAAAAGGAGATAAAGGTGATAGAGGACTTGTGGGCCCTCAAGGTCCTATTGGACCAAGAGGCGAGGTTGGCCCAGCTGGACCAGCAGGACAAGATGGAAACGCACCTGTAATTGAAGCTCAGTTTCCGCTTATATTAGAAGATGGTGTTCTTTCTTTTGATTCAGAACATGTTTCAAATGTTCTTGATAAATTTAAAAACACAGATATACAAAACGCAATAAACAAACTTTCAAACATGAGCACACCAGGTGGCGGTGGTGCGGTTGATATTGCATTGAATGGTGATAAGGTTATTCGTTCAGTAAATACAATTAATTTTACTGGCAATAATATAACAATAACAAGAAGAAGAAAAAATGTTGACATAGGAATTTCTGGTGGTGCCTCTAATATTTCTGTTAAAGGCACACAGGGAATGATTCAGGTTGCGGACAATGCTGGTGATCTTGCGGTAAATTCAAATTTTAAATTAGACACGGCAACAGAAAATTTAACTGTACCTAATGGAATAAAATTATTAGCTGGTTATTGTGGTTATATTGAATTCCCCGATGGGACAACCCAATCAACAGCAGCATTTGGTTCTGCTGGTGGAACAGGACCACAGGGAAATACTGGTGCAACTGGGCCAATTGGTAATACTGGTGGCACAGGCCCAATAGGTGAAACTGGGCCACAAGGAAACACTGGTGCAACTGGTTCTCAGGGACCACAAGGAAACACTGGTGCAACTGGTTCTCAGGGACCACAAGGAAATACAGGAAACACGGGTGCAACTGGTTCTCAGGGACCACAAGGGAACACTGGTGCTACCGGAGCAATCCCAACAGACTATGTAATTTCTGTAGATGGAGTTACTGGAGCCGTAAATTTGAAACCCTTTATTATAGCAATGGCCGTCGCATTATGAGGATAAATAGGATAGATATATGAAAAAGCTTCTTGGTACAGATACAGTAGGTTCTTATACCTTCGATCCCACTGCAAAAACGGTGACATTCTCTAATTTGGCTCAATCTTTGACTTTAGCCAATATTTTGTTAATAACCAATACCACGGCAAACACTATAATTTACAATTTTGCAGACCCAACCAGTGGAGCTGTAAGTTTTAATAATAATGTTTTGACTTTGGATTACAATACAACATCAATGAATGCCTCCGACGTTTTGCAAATTTATGTTGATGTAGAATCATATGAAGAAAGTTTGCATGATTTATTAAGAAGAATGAACAAATTGCTTGAGAGCAATGCAGTTGTTGACAACCGTTTGCGCCAGAGAATCACCATTGACGCAATAGGCAACAGCACGGCTGGTCAGAGCCCCACCGAAGTAACCACAACCATTCCTGTATCTGGAACTGTTACTGCCTCTGTCTCTGGCGCAACGACTCTTTCTATTTCAGCCAACGACCTTCAGTATGTGCAGTCGGCTCAGGTGAGTCCATACGCAACAAAATCGAATACCACACTTCTTCATGTAGTAAGTGGTCTTGTAGACGAGCGTTGGCGCATCATTGAGGAAGCACGAACCGCATACGGAACCGCAATTCGTCCAAACTTAATATTTACATAATAGGAAATTAATATATGGCACTTCAAAATTTATTAAAACCACAAGTTGATCTTCCAGTATTTGAGTGGATGCGCTTTGCGCCAGTTGCAACAGCCAGCACTTCTGTTTTGGTGTCTTCAGATGAAAAAGCACGGTATATGTACTACATCAACGCCCAAGCCATGTGGCGTTACGACACCTACAGCGATTCGTGGCAGGAATGCGCTCCCCCAAATATCGCGCCCGTCACGGCTGTCGCAGCAAAATACGCAGCGTATTCGGGCAGTAGAGGACACACCATCAGCGCAACCTCCACCACCATTACAGTTGGTGGGCTTGGCAGGCTTGGTAACATTTGTATTGGCAGCAAGATTCGTATAGTTGCAGGCACAGGAGCAGGACAAGAGCGAACCATTACGGCTGTTTCGGATGGAGTTATTCACGACAACGGCTTGGCAACCACCGCAAGTGCAACCCAAATTGGTGACTCCACAAAGAAATGGCGAGTAAATCAGTGGGATGGATACAATGTTAGGCTTATCTATAACACTGGTCAGTCACAGATTCGCAGAATTCTGTACAACGACACCACCACGCTTACCCTTTCCGACACCAACCATCAGGCAGTTGACTCATTCAACAACACGGGCTTCTCTGCGGTGGCTCCTTTTGCGGCTCCTGTCACTACTGCGGGATCACAGACCCATTTTGTGATTGAATCTACCGAACTTACTGTAAACACCTCTTGGGATGTCACCCCCGATGCAAGTTCCATTTATCAGATTATGACAGGTGGAATATGGATACTTTCAGCAGCATCCGCAACGCCTTTTGCGTCTTGGCAGTTCTACGATATTCTGCTGGACACATGGTTTACCAAAACTCCTGGTGGCCCAATGCATTTTGCTGCCGCACTGGGCACGGATTTTGCAATAGATCGCACAGGCGAGGCAGGCGGGGTGTTTGTAAGTGGTGTCACTGCTTCTTCAGCTACCGTAAAAAGTTTGGTGCATAGTGGAGCAACCTACGGATACGACCGATACACCAATCACCAGATACGAATCGTATCAGGTACAGGCACAGGTCAACGCAGACGCATTGCTGCACATACCGCAGATACATTCTATATTGACCACAAGTGGGACATCACCCCCGACAATACATCGGGTTACGCCATATACGGTGATACGGACAAGATGTGGTTGGCAGGAAATGGTTCCGCTGCCATGCTTCAGTATTCGGTGGAAAAAGACTTGTGGGCAAGCGCACCGGTAGTGGATTCGGGCGTTGCTCGTCAAATATCCGCTACTCCCGCTGCTGGAAATACGGGTTCATATGGTCCTCCCCACGAAGGATACGCAATCACAAGCATTACCTATTCTGCAAGCGGTATTTTGACTGTTGCGGTAAATGCAGGTGGCACAAACTATGTGGTTGGTGACTTGGTTACTTGTTCTACGACAGGCACAAATGGGCAGGCTTATGTTACCGCTGTAAGTTCAACAGGTGCAGTAACAGCACTTCAACTTGCAGCATCAGGCAGTGGCTACTCTAACGGATCATCTAACACCACAGGCGGCAGCGGTTCTGGTCTTACCATAACCTTAACAGTAGGAAAGGTTGGAAATGTGGTAACCGCAGTAAACCACGATTTCCGTCATGGAGAGTATGCAATTATTGCAGGATGTGCCACCGAAACCACATTTAATGCCACTTTCCAAATTATAGGCACATCATCTCTAACCACTTTCAGTATTGCTGCAAATGCTGCTGCAACACAAAGCCCAACAGCAGCAAGCTCCTTGACCACATCCTTAATTGTTGATGCGGCTCAAAATTGGACAACAAACGAGCATGTTGGTCGTGTAGTGTTTGTACAGACTGCGGGCATATCTCCAACCAACTTGGGAGCAAGACGCATTACTGCAAATACTGCAACAACATTAACTTTGTCCTCTGCAATTTCGGCAATGACGAACGGCCAGTCTCGTTATGTGATTCAGGAAGCACGACCATTTGGTGCGATGTCCGTGGACAAAGTTGCAGAGCGTTCGCCCAACGGATGGGCAACTTCAGGAACAGCCACAACTCTTGTAGACACCACCAAAAACTGGAGAAACAACCAGTACCTAAACTGCCGTGTTCGTGTGGTGGCAGGAACAGGCGAGGGTAATGATGCGGTAATCACCGCCAATAGTGCTACCACACTCACGGTTGCATCTTGGGGTGTTGCCACACCTGATGCTACTTCCAAATATGAAATCATGGACTCATACGGAATAGTAACAACTGGAGCAGGCACTACAACTGTTACCGATGCAAACAAAAATTTCCCCGTAAACTATCTGGCAGGAAAAAGAATCCGTTATATTGCTGGAGCCGCTTCTTCGTCTGCTGGTACAGCGACAGTTGAAGTAACAGTAACATCAAATACCGCAACAGTAATAACTGTTCCTACCCTTACATCCAACACAACTGATACTTTTTATGCAATTTATGAAATCCCTGCAAGAAGCACGGGAACGGACATCAAGTGGTTGTTTGGTCTGTCTGATGCTGCAAAGAAAGGTCGATGGCTGTTGTCGCCCCGTGGTGGTGCTTCCAACCTGTTTGACATATTTGACATTCCCACATCCACATGGGAAATCACGCCATTTATCACACCCATCACAACAACTCTGACAACGGGTTCCATGTATGTTTACGATGGTGCGGACTCATATTACTTCACAAAGGATAACACCAACCGCATCTATGTGCTTGACTTGGCGAAGTTCAAGGTTGACATTGCAGGCTCCACCCCATACGCACATGGAACCGCAACCTTGAGCAACAAGTTTGAAATAGTAAAGACTGCGGATGACCTGTCGTACATCTACATCATGCGCCACTCTGGATTTGAAATGTGGAGAACACTAAAATTCTGGTAATAATTTATGCCAATTGATTTTCCAATAGGACCAGCAACAGGACAAACGTATTCATACGGAATTAACCGTTGGATATACAATGGTGTTGCATGGGACAAATTGGACAGTCATCCAGGAATATCTGCTGGAAATCAAATTTCTGTTGGATACCAAGAATCTTTGTCTGGTGCAAGTTTTTCTGTAAATGTTATTGAAGGTTCTGGAAGTGATCTTGATGCTGATCTTTTGGATGGTGTATCTGGCGAAAGATTTATAGAAAATTTGCAAACTGGTTTACTTTACGGTGGTCTGCTTTCTATAAATTCTGGAAATACAGCCACATTTGACATCACTGCAGGAAGCGGAATTATTGTCACTCCTGGCGGTTCAACTTATTCATATCCATCACCAACAGTTAATTATGTATCTTGGAGTGGAGCAAGTGGATTAACATTAAGCGGGTTGACAACATATGATATAACATATATTTCAATGAATAGTTCGGGAAATATATTGCAAAATCATACTCCATTTACTGTAAACCAATATGATTCCCAGATACCAATTGGTGCTCTAATACACCCAACAAAAAGTTATATTTCTTTTGCAAAGACATATCCACACGTTGCATATGGCCAAGGAAATCAAATGGATGGCTTTGTCAGAGCCTTTGGTCCATTAAAATTGTCTGGGCATGAAATTACTGGGTATCCGGGAACACTTCAGTTATCAAGATCATCTGGTTCGGCATATGATTTGGGAAGAAATTATCCAATAAATCCAAATAGCCCAAATGTTGTCAATGACACCGATTCAAATCCAACACCAATAATATACAGACAATATCGTGGGGCCACAGCTGGTAGTTGGATTACAGTAATCAATTCTACTGTAGATGCAACAAATTATGATGATGGTTCTGGAACTTTAAATTCTGTTGCAGGTGGCAGATACACAATACAACGTGTTTTTTATTATCCCACTGAACCAACAGTATTGCTAGTTTATTATGGAAGAGTTACGTATAATAGCATAGATACAGCAAAGGCAGCATTATTTTTTGAAGAATTTTCTGAATCAGATGACTCAGCGGACAGTGCAATCTTTTGCGCATACTTAATTGTAAAAAGCGGAATTGCAAATTTTAGCTCAACTGGGGACTACGAAATAGTTCAAGCAGGATTGTTTCGCAGCACTGCAAATATTGGTGGTGGTGGTGTTGCGATTGCAACTCTTGATGACTTGAGCGATGTGTCCATTACAAGCGTAGCGAATAATCAAGCGCTTATTTACGATTCGTCATCTGGAGACTGGGTTAATAAAAGTTTTAGTGATCTCCCTGTTGTTACAAGTTTCAATGGATCTACTGGAGCAATTGTTGGTGTTAACAGTGTTCGCGGTCTCACTGGTGCCATAGGAATCACGAATAGCAGCGGAATCGGTCTGAGTGTTTCTGGTCAAACGATGTCCTTTAGCAACACTGGTGTTTTGAGCATTGATGGTGGAACTGGTGCTATTACGAATGTTGCTAGGACTAATGTTAATAATAATTTTACTGTTAATCAATCAATTAATCCAAGTTTAGAAGTAGTTGACAGTGATGTAACTGGAAATTATATAACAATAATACCAGCTTCAAATCAAATAACATCTTTTCAAGATGTTTCAGCCTCTACTGGTATTTTACAATTTTCAGCACCTTCTGGCTTTGGCTATACAGTAACATTACCTCCAACAACAACAGTTCTTGCAGGACTTTCAGCGGCTCAAACTTTTACAAATACAAACACTTTTAATACTCTTACAAACTTCCCCGGTGGTATCAGCGCTGCTGGTGCAACATTCAGTTCACTTGTAAGATTTAATGCTGGAATCTCTGCGGCTGGTGGTACTTTCAGTTCTCAAGCAAGATTCCTATCTGGAATTACGGTGGCTGGTGGAGCAACATTTGCCACCGATATTTCTGTAAATGGAATGAGAGTTGGCTTAGGAGCTGGAAATAAATTATACAATGTTGCTCTTGGCGCATTTACACTTACAACAAATACTATAGGAAATTATAATTTAGCGATTGGTGCCAGTTCCTTAGAACTCAACATAGATGGTACAGATAATATTGCTCTTGGTTATGCTTCATTAAATTCAAATAGTTCTGGATTATATAATGTAGGTGTCGGTAGTTCGACTTTATTCGCTAATTCCAGTGGTTCAAATAACTCTGCAATTGGAGTTGGATCTCTAGGAAATATATCTACTGGAAACGATAATGTTGGAATTGGTTACCGTTCTTTAGGTGGAATTAATTTAGGAAGAAGTCAAAATACAGCAATTGGCAGTCAGGCTGGATATTATAGAGGTAGTGCTGCTACTTTACTTCTTGGCGCAACTGGTAGCATATATATAGGATATCAGTCCAGAGCATCAGCAAACGCTCAGACAAATGAAATTGTAATAGGAACACAGGCAGTTGGGTTGGGATCCAACACTGCAGTCATCGGAGCAACAGCACAAACAGCCGCAACAATTTATGGATTGTTGAATGCCACAAGCGGTATAAGTGCTCCGGGTGGAACATTTAGTGCTCTAACAAGATTTACTTCAGGAATATCTGCTGCTGGAGGAACATTCTCTGGCACACAAACATTTGTAAATGGTGCAACATTTAGTTCTGGCATAAACGTTACAGGAAACGTAACTGCTACTGGAGCATTGATCGGGTATCAGCAAATAAATGCACAGACAGGAACTGCTTATACAGCAGTATTGAGCGATGTTAGCAAACTGATAACTCTAAACAATGCATCCGGTATAACAATGACCATTCCTCTAAATTCTTCGGTTGCATTCCCAACAGGAACGGTGCTTTACTTTGCACAATTAGGTGTGGGACAAGTTGGATTCACTGGAGCTTCTGGTGTAACACTTAATTTTACACCGGGAAGATTCCTTAGAACACGATACAGCACAGCATCTGCAATACAACTTTCTACAAATATTTGGTTGCTATCAGGAGATCTAACCGCATGATGAGACCAACTGTTGGAGTTAAACCCCAAGAAAGAATAGTATTATATACAGATTTACCTTCAAATATTTTAAATCCAAATACTACTGGTCTCACTTTACCTTTTGGAGTTGGTGTTGCAACATCAACAAGTTTGTTTAAAGTTACTTGGTGGGATGGGTCTACACAAGTAGTAGACTGTACTGGATTTGGTCTTCAAAAAATAGATGGAACAGCAATCAGAGGAAATGCTTACAAAGTACCAACTGATAATAATTTAAAAAAAGTAATAGTAGAACCTTGTGATGCATCTGGAAATTTAAAAGGCAATATAACATTTTTTGCATGTGATAAAAGAAAAAAACAACAAACTAATTTTGGTGCCAATCAAAATCAATTTAATATGTGTACAAGAGAAATTGACACATCCACATGCCAACAATTAAAAGTTTTAAAGTGTGATAGAAATAAACTTACTAGTCTGGGGGATATAAATGCCTGCAAAAATATTTCAACAATAGCATGTTCTGGAAATTGTTTTGCATCAATTGATGTTTCTGGATTGTCTAATCTAGAACAATTTTTTTGTAATCATAATTTTGCTTTAAAATCCCTAACAATAGGTGCAAACTTAAAAAGACTGGGAGCATCAAGTTGTGGATTTACTGGAATTTCTTTTCCTTCTGGATCACAATTATATGAATTATTCATAAAAGACTCTTTACTGACAGGTATTACCGTTGATAATATTCAAACTTTAAGGCAAATAGCACTCGCAACACAAACAAACAATCCAGTAGAAGTAAACCCACAATCATTGACTTCTTTTTCTGGAAACACTTTACCCAATTTGACCAAACTGACAATAGGACTACACAATTATTGTGGTAATTATATAACAAACAAAGTTTCTTCAGTTAGACTGCAAGGAAGCGTGAAAGGAACTCCTGAAAGTTTTATTATAGGAAACAAAACTATAGGTGCTAGAAATTTTTTAAATATTAGTGGATGCAGTCTATCTACATCTGCACTGAATACAATGTATACAGATCTTAGAAATATTACTTCTGATCCTGGATACGGCCCAGTAACTATTGACGCGCAAGGAATTACTGGATTTGCAGCATCTAATATTACCACGGCAACTGCTAAAGGATATTTATTTGGTCCCACATGTTAATAAAAAAAGAAAAAGACTCCTGCAGGGAGCCCTTTTCAAATAATTTTAAATGTCATATATATTTATATAAAAAATATTTTGGATAAATTATGGCACTAAAAAAATCAATACAATCCGCATCGGGTGTAACCACAGAATACTGGAAAATTAGATCAGTTAAAATCGATTATTCATATTCTGAAAGCGTAAAAATAACTTTGATACTAGATGGTTATCTAAATGAACAGATAAGAGAAGAAAATTATCAACCAGCATCAAGAAAAGTTTATATAGTTGAAGATCCAGCAACATGGACTGTGTTGTGTGGAACCGATGGCAAAAACACCAATTCAAACAATCCAGTCAAAGTTGGATATGATTGGATAAAGGCAAATGTTGAAGAATTTATTGGATCAGTTGATATTTGATTTTAACATTTTTTGTAGTATAATGTACTCATGATCCTCCAATACTTTAAACACTCACCGGATGTCGTAGATCCAAATTTTCAAACTCGTATGGCAGCATGCTTTGACTTGGGCGCATATATCCCAAGCAATGAAAAAATTAAAGTTTATCAAGGCAAAAATTTTACGGAAGTTTTTCCAGAATATGATTCCGCAAACGAAAAGAACTTTATTGCTCTAATGCCCGGAGAAAGGGCTTTAATTCGTACTGGATTGACTTTTAACGTGCCCGAGCAGTATTCCCTCCGTCTGCACCCTCGGTCGGGAATGGCGCTTAAATACGGTTTAACGCTGGCTAATTGCGAAGGTATTGTCGATGAAGACTATACCTTGGAGACCAAAATTATCATCCTTAACACCAATACCACCGATGCCATCAAAATTTACGACAGGGACAGGGTGGCTCAGGCTGAAGTGGTTGAGTACGAACAGTGCTACTTCCAAGAAATTTTTAAACAGCCCAATCAAAAATCAGATAGAATTGGTGGATTTGGAAGCACTGGAAAGTAATTAAATTTCAATTACAAAACTATATGGAATTAAATCTAATATTTGGCTACTTGTTGTATCTGTAACCACAATATTTCCAGTTCCATCAGTTGGTCCAAATGAAGGCGTTGTTGCTGCAATTTTTAAACTATCTCCGCTAGAAATACTAATTGCACCAGTATAGTTTATAATATTACTTGCAACTCCTCCAGTTGTTTTTATATATTTTAAACCCGATAGAGGTGTTCCAGACGTTGAAGATACTGTTATAGTTACAGAAATAGGTGAAGAACAAGTTATAATTACATCTTGACCATTAGATGCTGCTGTTTGTGCGCCTGTAGAAGATGCCCAATATGTAAAACTAGTATCAACTAGTCCAGATTCAAGATTGCCCCAACCAGAAGTTGGATTTATGCTTGTTGGTAATTCATCTGGTAATCCAGAAACTTTGGATGATAAAGATAATGAAAGCTGTAACTTTTCCATGTTTTTATTTATCTTCTTTTTTAGATTTTGGCCATTTTACAGATTTAAACTCTTTCCAAACAGCCCAAGCTACGATTGCTAGTATTATTACATACCAAAAACTCCACTCAGAAGCTTGGTTTGGTGAGCTAAAAAATGGATTTGGTGTTGTTGTATGTATTGGATTTCCAGTTTTATCTTTCATATAGACAAATTCTGGACTTGTGCAAGAAGATAAAAATAAAAACAAAGTAATTAAGTATTTCATGATTTATCTCCAGATACAGATGTACCAAAATAAAATCCAACAACAGCCAACAAAACTTGTCTATTTTCTTGTGCCAAGAAATAACCTGGAATTTCTACAAAATATCTTCTAGTTGTTTCTGGAATCATTCCAAAAATACTTTCAGGTTGTTTTTGATCAAACTCGGCAAATGTCGGAATTCCAAAAAACGGAAGTACAAAGGGAGCAGCAACTACTGCAAACAAGCAAGTAAGAACAATTAGTCTTCTTACATTTTTGCCAACATCAAGTGGAACTCTTTGGGCTGCTTTATCTTGATTATCTGTTGTTTGTTGGTTTGCTTTAATTAGGCGTTCAAATATTTCTTTTTGGTCTTGTGCTCTTTGAGCCCAATATTTAAAAAGAAATCCAGTAAATCCACCACCAATCAAAGATAAAAGTTCTATGCTCATGTTTACCTCAGTTCTTTTGATATGAAAGTTGTATTTCTACCGAATCACGGATGCTTTCAAAGTAATCAACCATGGACTGTTGATTCTCCATATCCGGTGGGAAATCAAAATGCCATTGTAATAAAATAAATCCAATGTTTATATTTTTATTTCTTATTGGAAGACAGGCATAGTGAGAAATATTTTCATCTTCAAAGAAATGTTTAGCATAGGACGACGACATAGCATCGACGTGGTGAACAATTCCTTTATTTTCTAATATTTTATTCAATAAAGGAATAAAAAGAGAACATAAAACATTTTTAAATTTTAATGATTGTGAAATGTAGCCTTTATGAGAAGATTCATGTGTTATTGAAAACTTTCTCATGGAAATTCCATCCATAAAATATTCACCATTATGAAATTGCAAGACACTAACACGCATTGCCTTACTATTAACTCTGAGTTCTGTTAATAATTCATGGATTTCTGTATGTATTGCAATAAAATTATCAGATTTGGATCTAGATTGAATAAATTTTACCAATCCCCACCCAACTCCCAGAATTCCAAAAACTGCTATGGAAATTACCTCAATTAGTTTAGAAAAATCTGGGATGACTGCCAACATATTTTAAAAATTCTCCGTGTCTAATATTTAGACTTGACGGGTCCTATAAATGGTGTATATTGGTCTACCATGACTACACGAGAAGAACTATTTAAATTACACGACGATATCTGCAAAGAAGCCTTAGAACTTATGAAAAAGAAGAATAACGACTATGCTTCTGGGGCAGATCCTTTTATGAACTTTCGCAGGGCTGAATATCTTGGCTTTGCCACGGCTGAACTTGGGGTATTAATTCGAATGACAGATAAAATGTCTAGAATTTCTACTTTCCTCAATAAAGGCGATCTGTCTATTACTAATGAAAGCGTCTATGATGCTATCATAGATATGATTAACTATAGCGTTCTGCTTGCTGGATTGCTGAAGGACAAAGAGCAAAAGAATATTGGATGAAATTCTATACGGCATGTGCCCTAAAGGGCAATAAAGTACTTGTTCGTGGATACAAAAATGGAGAGAGGTTTACGGAGTCAGTTTCGTTTAAACCTTCTCTCTTTATCCGCACAGACAAAGATAGCAAGTATAAAACCCTCAAGGGGTTTAAAGTCAAAAAAATGACTTTTGATACTCTGTATGACTGCAGAGAATTCCTGGATCAGTATAGAGAACTAGAGGATTGCCCAATTTATGGCAACACTGATTTCATTACTCAATACCTCATGGAGACTTATCCGACTGAGGTGGAATACGATCTTTCCAAAATCAAGATAGCTTATTTGGACTTGGAGTGTGAGTCCGAGGACGGTTTCCCGGACCTTGAACGACCAAATGAAAGAGTAAACTTGATGAGCATCAGAATTTCTGGTGTTACTCATGTTATTACATTTACTCCAATTACTTTGCCAGACTGCAAAGTTTATATGGTTGGAAACGAAAAGGAACTTCTAAAGAAAACCTTTGAGATACTTGCAAAAGAAGATGTAGACATCATAACTGGATGGAATGTAAAGCTATTCGATATTCCCTATATAATTGGCAGGGCTTTGCTTTACTTTGATGAGAAGGAAATACAAAGTTGGTTGCCTTTTAATTTGATGAAGTGTCGGGAAACAGATATTGGTGGAAGAAACCATAAAATTTATGAGTTTCCCGGATACACTATTTTAGATTACATGGATTTGTACAAAAAGTTTTCGGGTACTAGTCAGGAAAGCTATGCTCTGCAGAACATAGCAAAGGTGGAACTAGATGCTCAAAAATTGGATTATAGCGAGTATGGCTCACTCCGTGAGTTTTACAAGAAGAACTTTCAAAAGTTTGCAGAATATAACGTCCAAGACGCTGTGCTGGTTGAGCGACTTGACGGTAAACTAAAACTAATTGATTTGGCCGTATCTATTGCCTATGAAGCAAAGATAACTTATGATACGGTATTTTTTGCTACCCGCATTTGGGAAACCATCTGCTGTGATTATCTTGCACAAAAGCAAGTAGTTCCACCACTAAAACACAGTTATGCAAAAGATGAACAGTTTGTCGGTGCTTATGTAAAAGATGTTACACCTGGTTTCTACAAGAATGTAGTAAGCTTCGATGCAACCAGTCTGTATCCATCTATTATCATGCAATGGAACATCTCCCCAGATACTTGCACCAAAAAAGATGCGTCATTGAATGCTGATGATTTTATTTCAAGCAAAAGGAATGATATACCCGATATGGTTAAAGAGGCAGCATCTATAAATTCCTGCCTTGCATGTAATGGTTCTATGTTTACTCAAAGTTTTCAAGGCTTCATTCCAATCTTGATTGAGCGTACTTTCAATCAAAGAAAAGAAGCAAAGTCACGGATGATTGAATTGGAAAAGGAATATGAAAGCACAAAGAACAAAGAGTTGCTACCCAGAATTGCGGCCCTCAAGATTAAACAATCTGTTAAAAAGATTCTTGCCAACAGTCTTTACGGTTGTCTTGGCAATCCCGCTTTTGTTTATTCATCTCCTGAGTTGGCCACTGCAGTCACGGTCACAGGACAAGTAATCATTCGCAAAGCAGAAAAGGCAATGAATGACTATATTCAAAGTCTTACAAAGGACACTAAAGATTATGTCATTGCTGTTGATACTGACTCGGTTTACTTGAATCTAGATGCTATTGTTCAAAAGATATCCAGTAAAACAAAGATCGATGATGTCACGGCATTTATTGGTCAGGTATGCGAAACAAAAATACAACCAGAATTCAAGAAAGAGATGGATCTGCTTTCTGCTGGGTTGAATTGCAAAGAAAATAAGATCGTGTTTAAGCGCGAGGCCATTGCTTCTGCTGGAATCTTTGTTGCAAAGAAAAGATATGCACTGTTAGTTCAAGACCTTGAAGGTGTTCGGTTTGCTGATCCCAAACTCAAGATCATGGGTCTTGAGACGGCAAGAAGCAGTACACCTACTGTTGTGAGAAACAAGCTAAAAGATTGTATCAAGATTATCCTGACCAAAACCCCGGAGGAGTTGCGAGAATATGTGAATGAATTCTATGATGAATTTATGAAATTGCCTATAGAAGATATCGCATCTCCCCGGGGTGTCAAGGGTATTGCTAAGTACAAGGATAATGCTAAAATTTATAAAACAGGAACTCCGATTGCAACAAAGGCTGCACTGTTGCATAATGCCCATATCGAAAAACTAAATCTGTCTAAAGACATCCCACCAATTAAAGAAAATGACAAAATGAAATTTGTCTTTTTAAAAGTTCCAAATCCATACGGAATGGGTGGAAAAGATGCTGTTATTGGTTTTATTGGTAAGCCACCTGAAAGTTTTAATCTTGAAAAATACATAGACAGGAAAAAACAATTTGAGAAAACATTTGATGAACCTCTAGATAATGTATTGCAGGCAATCGGTTGGTCTATAACTGATAAATTAACTCTTGAATCCTTTTTTGTGTGAGGTATAATAAACACATGCTAGTAAAAACTGCTTACGACAGAGGTTATATTGATTTTGAATGGGTGAAGGGTTCACCTGGAAATAAGCTCCAGAACATAGATTCTGAATCTTATGAATTTCAACATATAATTCTCAGACAAGATTTAGTTAGTAAACTGTTCCATATACGCGCAGAGGTTATTGATACTGTGAGCAACAGTGCAATAAATCTTCCAACGGTTACTGTTACTAAAGAATTGTTGGAAGACTTGGGTGTGGTGTTTAATGGAAATTCTTTTCAGGAAGACGTTTTTCTAAAAAAAATAATTGATGTTATGGGAACTATGAATTATTGGACCGATGCTGCAAAAACAGGAACTACAGCTTACAACCAAAATGCGCCCTCCACACCATATAATCATTATACAACAAAAGTTCCATATAAAAAATCACAGAAAACAAATCCATTGATATTGAACGACCAAGATGTTGAATGGTTGAATAAATTTAATTCTCGTGAAAAAACTCTCAGAGAAATTGATCAAGAAAAACAAATTTCTGCTCTTCAAAATATAATTGAAGACCTTAAAATTGAGATAAAAGATCTCAAAGAAGAAATAAAAATGCTCAACGGTATAAACCAGGAATGTTAAGAAATGGTAAAGAGGTTTAAATCTAGATATGGTGATGAACGAATTCTCACATTACTTAAAGACGGATCTTACAAAATCGAAGGTCGGAGTTTGTATACTCGCCATGGCGACGGTCTTTTTGATTTTGAAGGTGGTCCATGCCTTATGGTTGGTGATAGACTTCTTGACGTTGATGATGAGGTAATAATCGATTCTCTTAAAATTGACGACAGCGTAGTTGACAGTGACTACGCAGCTGTTATAATTACGACCAGAAAGAAAAAAAATAATGTCAAAGTATCTAAAAAACTTAATAAGCAAAATTGATAATCCAGACGCAACCCTAGTTTCTGAAGGCATTGATGGTGCAGATGTATCTGGCTTCATTGACACGGGTTCGTATGCATTGAATGCACTATTGTCTGGATCTATCTTTGGGGGATTACCAAACAACAAGATCTCCTGCTTGGCAGGAGATCCAGCAACGGGAAAGACCTTCTATGCCATTGGCATCGCAGGCCAGTTTCTAAAGGATCACAAAGACGGTGTTGTGATTTATTTTGATACCGAGCAAGCAGTAACATCTGATATGTTTACTGCACGGGGAGTTGATCCTGAGCGTGTAGCAGTCATTCCCGTTGCAACAATCGAAGAGTTCAAGACACAGGCACTGAAGATTGTTAATGACATTCTTGAGCAGCCCGAAGAAGACCGAAAGCCAGTTTTTATGGTTCTTGACTCCCTTGGGATGTTGTCTACCCGCAAGGAGATGACTGACTCCGCTGAAGGTAAAGATGTTCGTGACATGACAAAGGCTCAGCAGACCAAAGCAACATTCCGTGTTCTTACTTTGAAGCTTGGCAAGGCCAAGATTCCCATGCTTCTCACCAATCATACTTACCAAGTTATTGGTGCATATGTTCCAACAAAGGAACTTGGTGGTGGCATTGGACTCAAGTATGCAGCCAGTAACATCCTTACTCTTTCAAAGAGCAAGGATAAAACAGAAGACGGAGTAGTTGGAAATTTTATCAAATGCACAAACTATAAAAATCGTTTTGTTAAAGAAAACATGCAAGTTGAAACTCGTCTAAACTATACATCTGGTCTGAGCAGATATTATGGTTTGACGGATCTTGCTTTAAAGTATAATATCTTCAAGAAGGTTTCCACTCGCGTAGAGTTGCCAGATGGTTCTAAAGTTTTTGAGAAAAACATTGATGATGATCCAGAGAAATACTTTACTTTGGATATTCTAAATAAAATCGACGCAGAAGTTCAAAAGGATTTTAAATATGGACAAGGTTCCTGATTATAAATTTAGAGATGATCTTTTTGATCAAAAAGATACATGCCCAATTGAAATCTTAAATGGTGATTTTTCTGGCATCGTATTTAAATACGGTAAAATTTCATTACATGAAACTGAATCTGGAGAACTTGCGGTAAATATGAATGTTACTACATTACAAGCTCCAGAAAACTTTAACCAAGAAACAGCAGAGTTTACTCAAGTGGTTGGTCAAATCTTTACTGATATTGTTGAGAAAAATATCGAAGAAGAAAAGAAAGAATCTGTAGATCTTGAGGATGATGTTCATCAGGACTAATGCTGGACTTTTAAGGTAACCATCATATAATAAAAACATGGAAACAGTAATCTTAAAGAACTTGGTACTCAATGAAGAGTACGCAAGAAAAGTTGTTCCCTTCCTTCAAGAAGAATACTTCCACGATAAATCCGAAAGGGCAGTATTTGGAATAGTATCGAAGTTTATCTTGAAGTACAATAACATCCCGACAAAGGATGCTATTCTCATTTCATTGGAAAATGAAAAGTCGTTGGGAGAGGTTGAATTCAAAAAGTGTGTTTCCATCAGCGAGGAAATGTACAAGGAAGGTGAGAAGTCAGACACAATATGGCTTGTAGAGAATACAGAAAAATTCTGTAAAGAAAAAGCAATCTACAATGGTATCATGGCTTCTATTGGTATTATTGAAGGAAAAGACAAAGAGCAGACGCAGAATGCAATTCCCGAGATTATGTCCAAGGCGTTGTCTGTGTCTTTCGATACTCGCGTAGGTCACGATTTCCTTGAAGATGTTGACGAGCGATATGAATATTACCATAGAGTAGAGGAAAAGGTTCCTTTTGATCTAGAGATGTTTAATAAGATTACCCGTGGCGGAACCCGTAAAAAGACTCTCAATGTTGTCATGGCAGCATCTGGTGTCGGTAAGAGTGCTTTTCTTTGCCATCATGCAGCAGCATGCATGTCTCAAAACTTGAATGTACTTTACATTACTCTTGAGATGGCAGAGGAAGAGATTGCAAAAAGAATTGATGCAAATCTTCTTGATACCGACATGCATGTTCTAGAGCAGATGCCGTTGCAGCAATATGAAAATAAAGTTGACAATTTAAAGAAAACCTGCAGAGGAAAGCTTATCATAAAAGAATACCCCACCGCAGCAGCAAATGTTACACACTTTCGTAATCTGATGGAAGAGTTAAAGATTAAGAAGAAGTTTATTCCAGATGTAATTTTTGTAGATTATTTGAATATTTGCTCATGTGCTAGATTCAAGATGGGCAATGGAATGAATAGCTATACTTATGTTAAAGGTATTGCTGAAGAATTGCGAGGACTTGCCAAGCAGTTCAATGTCCCCGTATGGACAGCAACCCAGGTCAACCGTGAAGGCGCAAAGAGTAGTGACATGGAGATGACCGATACATCTGAAAGCTTTGGTCTTCCACAGACAGCAGACTTCTTTGTTGCATTGATTGAAAATGAAGAACTTGCAGAAGCTGGTCAGCTAATGGTCAAGCAACTAAAGAATCGTGGAAATGATTTGACAAAGAACAGGAAGTTTTTGGTTGGTGTCAATAAGTCTAAGATGAAATTTTATGATGTTGACAATACCAACAACAACCTTACTAATGCAAATAACACAGAAGAAGAAGGCTTTGGTTCGGGTTCGGATTCACAAACATTTAATCCAAAATTTGGAAAGAAGAAGAACAAAGTTGTGAACTGGACATTTGAGGAAGCCTGATGAGCATATATATTGACAAGAAGTATGTGAATCTTCTTTCCGGTTCCCTTGCAAAGTTCAAGTGGAAAAAAGATTCATTGGCCACATGTAGGTGTTTTAAGTGTGGTGATTCCAAAAAGAACAGGAATAAGACCAGGGGATACTTCTTTCAACACAAAAACCATTATGTTTACAAATGTCACAACTGCGGTTTTTCTTGTAATCTATATTCTGCTCTTGAAAGTATTAGCCCACAACTCTGCAAGGAATATTCCTTCGAAGTTTTCAAGGACAGAAACCCAGAGCCAATTGTTGAAGAACCAAAAAAAGAAAGACATAAACCTTTCACTGATCTTGGAACCAGGCTTGACCTACTCAACGAAGATCATAAGGCAGTAAAATATGTTAAGTCCAGAGAAATACCTAAAGAAAAGTATTGTAATTTTTATTACAGCAACGATTTCAGTAAGATCATGGAATCTTTTGAAAGAGTTGGATCTAAGGAAGCCAGACTCGTCATACCGTTCTATGACGAGATGGGCGTACTTATTGGCGTGCAAGGACGAATACTTGAAGAAGCGGGATTCGATAAAAAAGGTGGGAAAGAAGCTAAAGGGATTCGCTACATTACTCTCAAAAAAGAAGAAACGGAAAGGCTCTGGTACAACCTAGATAAAGTAGACCCCAGAGAAACTGTATTTGTAACTGAGGGTCCGATTGATTCTATGTTCTTGGATAATGCAGTTGCTATGCAGGGTGCTGGGTGGCTAAGTGAATTGCCTACCAAAATAAACAAGTCAAATGTTGTATTTGTTTTTGATAATGAACCTAGAAATGCAGAAATAGTCGGATTGATTGGAAAATACATAGAGGCTGGAAGAAACGTAGTAATCTGGCCGTCTGAAATAATTGAGAAAGATATAAATGATATGGTTTTATCTTATGGAAAAGGAATGACACACAAGATTATAATCAATAACATTTATTCTGGACTTAAAGCAAAAATGAAATATACTTACTGGAAGAAGGTATAAAATGGAAGATGAAAATATGTCGGAAGAAGACATTTTAAAGGCTAGTGAAGCATACTTAACTTTTGTACAAAGATTTGGTGAATATGTAAAGGAAATGGATCCCGATCTTTGGGCAAGAGCTAGAGAATATGCAGCAGATTTTACCCAGATTCCTGGGGTTCGTGTTGAACTTGTAGATAATGATGAGGATTTAAATGACGATGGAAACCCTGAACAGAAGCACGGCGCAGATTAAAATTAATGTTTTAGATTATGGGCATGTTGATCTGGTTGACTACATGGGGTCAGATCTAAGTGTTGTCAATGCAGCCCGTGTATCCTTCAATAAGGAAAGTTCATGGGATTACGCAGACAGTCATGTTCCTAGCCCAAAGCTTCCTGAAAAAGATGCAAAGCTGATTAAATATCTTGGTAAGCATAACCACTTTACTCCATTCTGTCATCCGCAAATTACTTTGCGGATTAAGTGTCCAATTTTTGTCCGTGCCCAACTGGGCAAACACCAAATTGGTCTGACAATGAATGAGGTCAGTAGACGTTATGTTACTTTTGAACCAGAGATCTACACTCCGCTTTGGCGCAATGCACCAACAGATGGGGCAAAGCAAGGAAGCAGTGGTGCAATTGAAGATATGGATCTTTGTATTCGTCTTCGTCAAGAGTATGACTCAATTGCAAAAGAATGTCTTGACCTTTATAGCAAACTTATTCAAGATGGTGTTGCTCCCGAGCAGGCAAGATCAATTCTTCCGCAAGGAACATATACGGAATTTATGTGGACTGGTTCTCTCTACGCATTTGCCCGTGTTTATAACCTGAGAATCGATGCCCACGCTCAATGGGAAATACAGCAATATGCTAAAGCAATTGACAAAATAATTGCTCCACTTTTCCCAGTTTCGTGGAATACTCTAACAACTAAATAAAGACACCAACAAAGGATTGTCAAATTATGGCAGAAATTTTATCACCGTTTCAATCGTTTATTTTTATCTCACGCTACTCCAGATGGCTTCCTGACTACAATCGCAGAGAAAGCTGGGAGGAGTGCGTAGAGCGTTGGTGGAATTACTTTACGAACAAGGTTCCTCAACTTGCAGAACGCCCTGATGTAAAGGATGCAATTCTGAATCTTGAGGTTCTTCCATCTATGCGTAGTTTGATGACTGCTGGACCAGCATTGGACCACGACAATACTTGTTTGTACAACTGCTCTTATTTGCCGATTGATTCTCTTGAATCATTTGCTGAGTTGTTTGTTGTTCTTATGAATGGTACTGGAGTCGGTTACTCTGTCGAACGCCAGTACACAGATAAACTTCCAACAGTTGCAAACAAGATTGAGAAACACTTCAACGTAACTTATGTCGTTGAAGATTCAAAGGAAGGGTGGGGCAATGCAGTGAAGTTCCTTATGGATCATCTGTATGCAGGTCGCCATATCAAGTGGGACTTGAGCAAGATTCGTCCTGCTGGTGCAAGACTCAAGACATTTGGTGGTCGTGCCAGTGGTCCAGCACCACTTGACAATTTGTTTAAATTCCTTGTCAAGGTTTTTTACAATGCACAAGGACGCAAGTTGACTGCTCTTGAATGCCATGACATTTGCTGTGCCATTGCCAATGCAGTTATTGTTGGTGGTGTTCGTCGTTCTGCCATGATTTCTCTCAGCGATCTCTCTGATCGTGAGATGGCTCACTGCAAGAGTGGTGCATGGTGGGAGCAGGCTGGTTTCCGTTCATACGCAAACAACTCTGCTGTATACCGTGGTCGCCCACCGATGGGTCAGTTCCTTGAAGAGTGGACATCACTGTACAACAGCCACAGCGGTGAGCGTGGAATGATCAACAGAAGAGCTTTGCAAGAGCAAGCAGCCAAATGGAGCCGAGATGAAAACTGTGAGTATGGAACAAACCCATGCTCGGAGATTATTCTCAAGCCGTTTGAGTTCTGCAATCTTTCAACTGTTGTTGTTCGTCCCGATGATACTGCAGCAACTTTGAAGAAGAAGATTGAGATTGCCACAATCATAGGAACCGTTCAATCCACCTTTACTAACTTCCCATACCTTCGTCCCGAGTGGAAGAAGAACTGTGAAGACGAAAGATTGCTGGGTGTCAGCATGACTGGCATCTATGACAACAAACTTACTAGTGGTCTTGAAGGCAAGCCAAAGTTGATCCGTCTACTTGAAACCCTTCGTGATCACGCAACAGCAACAAATCTCAAGTGGGCAGAGAAGCTTGGTATCAACCCAAGCAAGTCAATCACTTGCGTCAAGCCAGAGGGGACAACTTCTTGCTTGGTGGATTCTGCATCAGGACTACACCCAAGATATGCGGATTATTATTATCGCAGAATTCGCATTGACAAGAAGGATCCAATCTACAATCTCATGAAGGATCAAGGCGTTCCTTGTGAAGATGATGTTATCAACCCAGGAAACACAGCGGTCTTCACCTTTGCGATGAAGGCCCCCAAGGGAACAATCACCACGGAAGATCTCCGTGCATTGGATCACTTGGATCTGTGGAAGACATATCAGGAACACTATTGCCACCACAAGCCATCAATCACCGTTAACTACAGGGACTCCGAGTTCCTTGAAGTTGGTCAGTGGCTGTGGGAAAACTTTGATGTGGCAACAGGAATTTCGTTCCTTCCTGGTGGTGATAGTCATACATATGCTCAGGCTCCATTTGAGCAAATTGATTCTGCTACTTATTCGGCACACCCAAAGGTTAAAGTTAACTTCAAGGACCTGTCTAAATACGAAGCAGAAGACAATACTGAGGCAGCAAAGGAGTATGCCTGCAGCGCTGGCGGTTGCCAGATAGTCTGATCCTCAATCCTCTGTAGCTCAGCAGGTAGAGCAGAGAGCTGTTAACTCTCGGGTCACTGGTTCGAATCCAGTCGGAGGAGTCTAAAATTCTTCCCTTTTTAGGGGAGAATTTTTTATTCTCATAAATAAATTGAGGACTTTTTAATGAATAATCTCACAAACTTTTATAAAAATAAATCAGAAGTTTTAGCCGAACAAATTAAAATTTTAGAAAACCAACTAAAACAATTGGAAGAAAACGCACCCGCTTCAGTTTTTAAAGCTGGTGCCCAAGGACAACAGGCTTTTTCTGATGATCAATTGCGCGATCAAATGAGACAACATAAAAAGTCTAGTCTCTTCAAGACATACAAAGATGAAGATCAAACACAAGAATACCGCGATGCTCAAGCTGAACTGGCCAGAAGAGAGGCTGCAAAGAATGCTCCTGCAAAGCCTGAAGGAAAGCCAACTGGCGATTTAATGGCTGCAAACAAAGCACAAAGAACAAAAGATCTTACAACAGAGCCATCACAAGCAGTGAGCAAAGCAGTTGTCGCACAACAAAAAGCAAAGGCAGCTAAGCCAGACACAAGTTATGATGCAGCAGAAGCTGCTAGATCAAGAAGATCTGCAGAAACAAAACCACAACGACAGATGGCTGCGACACCAACACTCTTACAAAGAGATCCAAATGTTCCAACTCCCCCTGCACAGGGTCAACCAGCACCAGTAGCAGGTGGGAAAAAGCCTGAACCAACCACAATTGGTCCAAATTCAGATTTTGCAAATCAACAAAGAGCTGCAGGAGTATCTGATATGGTTAAGGATGCTTTAAATAAAGCTAAATCTTCACCTGCACCCGATACATCTTTTAATACTTCATTGTTTGGATCTGGCCAACCACAAGCAGCACAAAAGCCCTCATATAATTTCCAACAGTCCTCAAAACAAATTAGTGATATGGCTTCTGGTTTGCTCGCTAGAATGGGTAAAGCCCCAACACAGCCAGCAAGTGGTACAAAAGCCTCTTCAGCTCCAACACAAACCCCAGCCCCAGCTCCAACACAAACCCCAGCCCCAGTTCCAACACAAACAGGAAAACCAACACCAAATAAAAATGCTGTTGGTGGAGGAATTGGAACAGGTGTTGATTTTACAACTGGTTCGGAAAGCCAGGGAGGATTGTTTGGATTTTCATATGTACCAACAAAGAACGGAAAATATTTACCACAACAAAAATCTTCTACGGTTTCACAGGAATACTTTGATAGGGTTCATCCGGGAACAAAACCCTCTTCTATGAAAGAAGTAGAGGCTAGAAATGCATTGGCAAATACACCAC